CACAAGTCCATCGGGTATTTCGATCAATTCACCCCCAACCTTCATCATGTGCATAATGCGGCGAATAAGGGGAAGTTGCAGTTCATCACTGAGCAGGGTGTAAACCCCACCGAAAGACTCCTCAAGCATGTTGACCATGATCCTTAACTCTTCCGCAGTCACCCGCTCGGCCTCGCGTTGGATGGCCTGTGTCACAAGGAAGGCAAAGTTTAAGCGCCGCTCAATACTCTGCATTAGAGTGAGAGCAGTTTGGTAGTCAGACTGCTTGCCAACGGTGAGAGCCTTAACATCATTCTCGTCACCCGGAACAAAGTCGAAGTTGTTTGCCCTGTTCAGAGCATCGGCCCTGGTAACCCCATTGGGGTTGACAAGAAAGATCGTCTTGGCCGATCCCAAGCCAGCCTGCGTGATTGCCTTGGAAAGTTCATTGTAAGAAGTGAGATCGCCTAGCAGCTCCTCAACAAGTCCCGTCCCGTAAAAGCTGCCTGAAACTTTGTTAAGGCGAAGGGGAATCCATGGCGACTTGTCGAGGGAGGAAAACCCGGCAGTCCCGGCAAGCAACTGGCCATTGTATTCCTGGTTCCAGGTAACAGCTTTGTCGCCACCATCGGGGTCGTATTGAATGTGCGTGTATAAGTCGTGAGTCTCGGTTGACTCTTCACCGCTGCTGCCTTCTTTATTGGCGATACGTTGTGCGACATTGGGCAGGTAGCGATGGCTCAGTCTTTCCTTGACGACAATCTCAGTAACATTGTCATCGGCATCGCGTTCACCAACGATTGACCTTAGCCCGTAAAACCTGATGCCTGAATCCGTAGCATAGAGAAGCCCAGTGCCACCGCAAGCAAGGTGCTTCATTGCCTCAAACAGTGTGGCGCGAGCTTTGATCTTGAGAAACTTCCTCAGGATTGAAAGCTCGGTTGTAGCCAGGAAGCCATCAACCTGAGCAATGATACCTTCGGAGTCTCCGCGCTCCTGTGCCTGCCGCTCAATCTCAGCTTCATCCATCGTCAAACGGAAGAAGGGTTGAGAGAACGGGAACAACGCATTAAGCAGCTTGGCCGATACGTTGCTCAGCCCGCGTGATCCGATAGACTGGTATAAATGGCGTGATGGTCGGGACTGATCAATTCGCGTCCGGTTCTCAACGTCAGTGGTAGGAATGAGCGTGGGGATAGTGAGCCCGGAACAGGCAACCGCCATGTCGAGGTAGGGGCTCCTGTCCCCCTCAAGCCTGGCCCAGGTAGCGGCTGCCGTCGTCATCTAATCGAAAGGATTACGGTCCCCCCAGAGTAACGCTTCCCTGGCCAACCCCTAACAATGAAGGGGCAATCATTCTGAGCTGACTAAGTGAGTTAGCTGCGGCATTACGCCCCCCTCTTCTAAAGTCCCCCAGCCGTGGCGCGATTGCCGTTCTCTCGGGAGTTGGCAGGGTTGCAGTGGCCATGCGAAGTTGACTCTCATAAGATGAACGCATCGCATCCATCTGACTAGAACTCTTCATCATGTAGCTATCAAAGCTGGCCTGTTGATCTGCCAGCGTCTTAGCCGCATCCTCCTTCGACTTAAGCAACAAGGCTTGCAGGCTGCTGATGGTCGCGGCTATTTCGTTTGATGGCTGTGCATAGCTCGCCCGAACCTGATCAGCGGCCTGCTGGTTGGCGGCCAGGGTGGTATCGAGCTGGGCTTGCGCCTCGCCCTGTGGCTGGGCCTGTGCCTCGGCTTGTGTCTGGGCCTCTTGTGCCGTTGCCGCCCGTTTCCAGGCCAATACGGTGGTGTCGGGCAGCTTGCCCCATGACTCTCTCCCAACTCGGCCCTCGCCGCCGGGGATAGTCTTGAGCCCAACGACACTCCACCCTGTTGCGTCAGGGGCTTTCGGCCCGTAATAAGTGTCGCCATCCATGTATGGCGTGAATGAAGCTGCCATGGTGTTACTCCATCAATGAATGAAGAAAGCGGATAACAGAACGCTGCCCCGATCTGTAGCGGATTTCATCAAGAGAATCCTTGAGATCGGGGGAGCGTTCGGGATACAACCTATCAAGGGCTGCCAATGCTTCACGGGTGAAGCCGCGAGCAACGATAGCTCTTAGGTCGTCGGGGTCGGGGGCTGCCACAGCTTGACTTGATGGGTGTAAAAATTGTACTCACCCGTCCTGAGTATGCGAACTAATCGCGCCTGCGTGAGGGCAAATTGTTCGGGTCTGTCCACTTTCCCTTTCTTCCCATAGACAGAAACAATCGTTTCCCAACATCCCACGGGGTCGCTAATGTCGAGCCCTGCGATGATTGGCTCTGCTGTTTTCTCGCCAACTGACGGGCAGCCAGGGATGCCGTCAGTGGAATCACCCGTAAGGATCTGGCTGTAGAAGAATCGTTGGGCTGCTTCATCGTCAACATAGGATAGGTCTTTATCGAGCCATACATGGTGGCCGGGGATCTGCCTAAGATCCTTGTCGCCTGAGGCTACAACGTAGCCATCGTCTTTGTAGAGGCCAGCAAAGATGCCGATAAGATCATCGGCTTCAATCTGATCCATCTGGAAGGCATCCTTACAATTCTGCATGATCTCCTGCAGTAGAGCCTTATAGCCCATGGGCTTGGCTCCTTTGCGGGCTGCCTTGTACGCGGGAAACAGGTCACGCCTGAATTGAGAGCGCGACGTGAAACAGTGAATCGCATCTTCGACAAGGGCGCCCGACCGTGCCGATAGCTCGGCAACGTATTCCCAGTAAGCCGCACGGGCCTGAACTGCGTCAGTCCAGTTTACCCATACGTCATCATCAAGCTGACATTCGGTTGAGGCTGATGCACACGCTCTGAATAAGAGCATGTCAGAATCGAGAAGGAGTTTCATTTGTCGAATTGATAGGTGGTGCCGTGTGAGCGGTAAGGGCTAACTGTTAATTCTCCCTTGTCTCCATACTTGACTCGAACGATGCCGTTTGAATGAATAATAACTCCACACCGCTTTAGATGTTCTTCAATTTTCTTTCGCTCCTGATCCCTGCCATACTTGACAAGTTCTCCCTCTGCATTGAAAAAGGAATGGCCTAGCCATTGCCAGAGCAAGTAAATCAATCGACAAATAGTCGAGAGAGGAATAGGAGCGCAAACTGCTTCATTCCTGAGGCAGTCAATTCTGATCATACCCATGTAGCGAGGTCGCGCCTCACCCGGCTTGATGCGTCGAAAAAGTTTCATGTTGAAGGGGGAAGAGATGGGGTTGGTTGTCGATGACATATACATCAACGGGCACGACTTCAAAGGAGTCAGGCCGTACATGCCTTGCGTCATAGAACTCCATGGGGGGTTTCTTTTTTTTGTAAAGGTAAAACTCCCGTAGAAGATGCAGCGCCTCCCCTACGGGATCAATGTTGTTAAGCCTTGTCTCCCAGTTGCGGTAGCGCTGCACCTTCCAATCTATAAATTCCAGCTCATCTACCTGAAACACAACCGTCAGGCTGCGGTTAAAGGGATCATTTTCGAGTGATACTCTCATGGCTTCCACTCCGCGAAGGAGGTAGCCGAAAGTCCCCACCTTCGTTCATCTTGCCTGCCCTGCTCGCGGGCAGTGAGCAGTAGCGCCTCAAGTTCCTTGAGGCTGAATACAAAACAGTCGATGCTGACAACCGCATCAGCCGTTGTCGGGTGCCCGCTGACATTGACGTACTTTCTGAGAATAGAACGATAAATGTCTTCGGACACCTCGTCAATCGCATCTCTTACAATAGAGTCAGAGTTGCACCTCTCCAGTAGTTTTCTACTGACGATTGCATGGCAATGGATCTGGTTTGTACGTAGAAAACTCGTGATACTCATGGCTTGAACCTCGGGTCATCAAATACAAGTTTGCGAAAGTCGGCTAAGTGAGCCTGAACAGCAGATAGGGCGCCAGCTGAGCCGCTGCCTTCCGTTGGCCTGAGTCCACATGTCCAGAGCTGATCCATCAGTGACTGGGCATCTGATGAATTTAGCTCAAGTTGCGGCTCCGCAATCTGACCAGGTTCTATTACCTGAAACGAAATTGGAGCAGCTACGGCAAGACTCTTGCCTTGAACCGCTGAGATAAGAACTTGAACATTTGGGCTCCATGGCCCCCTGGCAACCCTGATCAAGGGAATTAAGGCGTGATCATTCATGGCTTGAATCCTGTGGGGTAGGCGCGGCGGTTCCACCGCTTAAGAACATCACGGGCACGGTCGTAGTGATCGGCCCCTTTGTGGTCTACGTCTGACTGCTTAGCCATACAGCCACGGCAGTAGACCATGACTTCATCCATCGGTTGATCATCAATGGGCAGGTGATCGTGGATGCAAGTGCTAGCTATGCCCCCGCAAAAGGGGCAAGGCTTGACAGTGATCAAGGGTTTGTCACTCATAGCATTACAAGACGTGGGTGTTCATGTGGATGGCCAGGAACATTGACTAGAATTTGATAGTCTCGGGCTCCGTTAACAAGGCCAGGCAACCTGCCCTTGGTCCGTAAGTCAAGAACTGCGTCCCAAACCTGAAACAGCTCCATAGATGCAGGAACCTCAAAGCTGCCTTCAGAATAGTATTTTCCTCCTTTCCTGAAGTAGGTCAAGTTCACTACCCTTGAGTAAGTGTCCGTGATCTGATAATCCTCGCCATAGACAGTTAGATTGTCGCCACCAAACGCAGGGTGACAGAGGGCTCGATAGGTGGGCTTGGGCTGATAGGTGATGCCAGTGTGAGCTGAGATGTTACTCATGGGTGGTGATCTTTCGGAGGGTCATTGGGTGCGGACTTGAGAACATCATTAGTAAACTCTAATTGACGCAACAGTATCCGCCTGTACTTTTCTTTCCTACGCTTAAAGGAAGTCCAAGCCTCTTCCCTTGTTGGGTAAGCGTATCTCTTTATGCCTGACGCGAGAACGAACCTACGCTTAGCATTACAATGGGTGCCAATCCATCCGCCTTTAGGTGTGACGGCTGTAACGGTGTATCGCTCAAGGAAGATATTAACCCTTGGAACCCATTCGCCTGTATCAGATGCGCCGTAACGATAAAGTGTTTGTCCCTTGTGGAAGGATTCTTCAGTCATCTTGAAAGTACCTCATAGAAACGGCAGGAGTCGAGATAATGCAGGACAGACATAGCCCCCTGCCTACCTGTCGGTCGATTCTTTTTCAGCCAACACGTTGTCATGTTGGCTTCGATAGGATCTTCCGCTTTGGGGTTACGTTGCAGCATTACAACGTAATCGGGTATCTGTGCCAGGGACTGTGAGCCCCGCAGTTGATAGAGCTGCGGTTCCCCTCCTTCCTCGGGTGACACTTTCTCCTTATCCCGTGATAGGTGACACACTGCAAACATGGTAAAGTTGTAGTGGACACAAAGGGACTTAAGCTCCTTGATGCACTTGTCGATTGCACGGCGCTGATCTGACTTGAGATCAATGCCATCGGCAAGGATGGAGAAGTGATCGAGAAAGATCACCTTACATTCCTCGCCTACGACGTAGTGCTTAACTGACACAACAAACGAATCAAAGGATTCGTCAATGTGCCGATCGAGTAGGAACAGGTTGGGCGCGAAGTTGCTGAGGGCTTCACGAATCATGCCGGGATCACGCATGGCTCGCTGCTCGGGAGTGTCACAGTGGAAAGCAGGATTTAGCCCCAGTTCCTCACTGAGCATCCGCTCTAGCGTGGTTTCGCACGACTCCTCAAGGGCAACGTAAGCGGTCTTGATGCCACGCCTGGCAAAGTCGAGCGCAAGTGAGCGAGTCACTGCAGACTTGCCAATGTTCGTCCCACCAGCAACAAGCCACAGCTCACCCGGCTTGGCCCCCAACGTGTACTCATTCCATCCGATCCACGGGAACTGAATCCCTCTGGCCCGGTTAGGACTGAGCAGGCTGGCCAGTATGTCGGGGGCGTGGACGATCGCCTCGGGCCTGTGACGCTTGGCGGATAGCAAAGCATCACGAATGGACTTGCCATCGCCAGCTTGCAACGCCTCATTGGCATCCTTGTATGCGAATGCCTGAACCGTTGAAGCCTTGCCCCCAATCACTTCGGCGCAGGCGAGAGCCCCTTCCCTACCTGGCTCGTCCATGTCGAAGAACAGTATTACGGAATCGAACTTGCCGATCCATAACAGCTGCTCACTAATTGAACGCTTGGCGGATTGCACCCCATCAGGAATAGAGACAACGGTTACT